CGGTTACCAGCCATCTTTACCTTACGACCAAAGTAAGGGACTTCGATAGTGCCTACTGAAGATGTTGGAATCGAAGTAGCCTTACATACGAACGTAAATTGCTGTTCAGCTGTTGGCTCTGCGATACCTGCTGGGAGCGTCAAGAACACCTCAAAGAGAGATGCTCTTGCGCCACCATATGGTAATCCTCTTGCGGCGAACGTAGATACATTAAAGGGCATTAGTTTTTCTCCCTATCCTTTCTGATATTTAGTCCGCCGATTAGAACTTTCCTACAACTTCAGTGAAGTCAACACCCGTGCGAACTGCTACGAAGTTGAGCTGGATGAAGTTGATTGAACGAGCTGGCTTGATGTAGATATCACCGATGAACTCGTTGCGGTCAATAACTTCTGGCGTATTGTTTGTTTCGTCACAAACAACACGGAAGTCTGTGATACCACGACGACCCTGAACGTCACGCAGGAATGGTTCTACAAGAGCCTTGAACTGAGCACGAGTGAACGCATCGTTGAACTCGAACAGAGTATACTTGGCTGCTGTAGCGATTGCCTTTTCCAGAACAATGAACAGACGACGAACGTTGATACGGTCAAAAGCAGATGGCTTTGTGAGCATCGTCTTATCACCGAACAGGATAGTTCCTTCGCCTGGGAATGTTGTGATTGGATTGACACCAGCCTTGTAGAGGGCGTCACGTTCAGACTTATTAGGATTGAACGCCAACTTAATAACATTCTTAATCTGTCCGCGGTTGAAACCTGCTGGTGAGTACCAAGGATCACGCTCGATATCCGTGCGAACCATTGTACCAGCAGTGTCGCCGTTGCAAGGAACGTAGCGGAAGAGATCGTTATACTTGTCGTACTGATACTTCCATCCAGAATCCATTACTGCGTAAGAAGTTGAGATACCAATTTGGTTTTTAAACGCGATGATACTATCTACTTCTGCACCAGCATATCCAGAGTTATTCACGACGTCAGCTTGACGTGGCGAGAAGATAGCAATACAGTCTTTACGATACTCAGTGATGTTATTGATGATATGAATAGGAACAGTCGAAGTAGAGTGTCCGCCACCAAGAATCAACGAAACGTCAACAGATTCTGCAGACTTAAACAGATTGTATCCGTTGATGTAATCTGCAGCACGTGGCTGTGCTCCGTCACGCCCGTTGTAGAGAGTAAAGTTAACTGGCTTGTTGGTTGTTCCAGTTCCGCTGTTATGATTTACAGCAGATGTAACAGATCTTGTTGTGATACCTGTGACGTGTGCAGCCCACCACAGCCAACGTGAATTCTTATTGACGTAGTTCGAATAGTGAATAGTTGTTCCGTCTTCACTATGTGCGTTAGATGCTTTCGACAGAGCAGGAAACACTTCAAGAATCGTATCTGCAACGCCAGTAATACCACCGAGATTGTCGACAACTACAACATGCATTTCGTCGTTTGATCCGCCATACTGAGCAGCTTCTGCTGAAGTACCTGGAGCAGATGGTGCGTAGTTGTAGTATTCCCAACGACGAGTTACTGAAGTTTGACCAGCTACTGTGTTGCCAACATATGCACTAGAAAGCGTAAGTGATGTTGCGTTTGTGATCGTAGAAACTTGACATTGAATCTTATCGGGACCAATCAGGAGAATGTCGCCTTGAGCAATCTGATTGCTAAAGTTTGTTCCAGCACCGGTTACGGCTACAGAGTTGTTTGAAACAGAAACAGCTCCAGTTAGCGTGCTTTCGTAAGCGTTGGCTGACAAGCAAACAGAAACGCGAAGATTGTTACCGAGAACGCCCGGATACTTAGCAACCCAAGCTCCAACGCCTGTGATGCCATTTGAATAGTTAGCATCGTAATCATCTTCATTCTTGATGATTGTGTTTGTTGTATTTGATTGGTTTGCGATAGCGTTTCTTGCGCGAGATGTGTTCGAAGACTTCGTGCCGCCTTCGTTGATAACACGGACTGTATAGAGAGCGTTTCCGTATGCAAGGAAGTTAGCAGCTGTGAAAAAGTCTACAGCTGTATTTGTATTTGGCTGATAGAATTGCTTTGCGAGCGTATCTTCTGTATCAAGAAGGACGCGCTGTCCTACTGGACCCCACTTAAAGTGACCAGCGAATGCACCAGTTGTCGTGCTAACGGCAGGGATAATCGTTGTGAGATCGATCTCACTGACATTAACTCCTGGAGAAACTTGGAAACCCATCGGACTTATCTCCTTTTATGTAACGAAGTATGTTTCTTCGCGCCTTAAATCCTACTCGTTTTATTTATAAAAAACGGACTTTATTACCAAATACGGCCGTCGTTGAACCCGCCGTCGAGTGATGGATCGTCTCCACCCTCCATAGATTGAGTCACTCCACCGTCATCTAAGAATCCAGCGGGAAGGAGATCATCATGGACTTCTTTCATGTTCTCTTGAGCTAAACTGCGACGAACGTCACTATTAGTCAAATCTTTGAAGTAAGGCTGCGTAACAAGCCATCCAAATAGAACTAAAGTCATAGCCAAATCGTCATGACTACCTTCTTCAGCCTTATATGTGTCTTTTGTCTCTACGAAAGTCGTTAGCTCTTCGATCGTATCGAAATCAGTTATAAGAAGTTTATCGCTTTCGACGATAGTTTTTAAGTTCGAGCATCCAATCTTCTTAACTGATTTGGTTGTTCTAATACCAAAAGCTGATCTAGAGCTAAACCCGCCACCGACTTTGACGTTCTTGTTCTTGCTGAACGTAGCAATCACGTTTTCATATTCAAGATCCATGAACAGAGAGTTAACAACTTGCTGACCAATGTTATTCGTTTCGCCTAATACCCATGCGTTGTTATACATCTTGCAGAATCGATAGATCACATCAGGAAACATTAGCGGAGTGATCTCACGGCTTCGATACTTAGCCACTTGCTTATATGGGAACTGCGTGACGTCAAAGATAGATAACGCGGAGTAGTCTCCTCCTACGCCTTCAGAAACGTCAAACACACATATGTATAGTTTGCGTGGATTCGGGAGCTCATACATATCGAGTCCGAACTTATCTTTATCTGGCTTAGTCCAGGCTAGCTGTCTCAGTTTCAGTGGATGGATCAGAGTATGTGACGAACCGATGAACTCGCACTCAAACTCCTGACGGAACTGCTCTTCGCTGGTGTTAGCGATGGTTTGCTTGCGCCAGTTTTCATCGCGACCAGGAACGTCTGACCAGTGAATCTCGATAGGCTTATACTCACTTCGCCCTTCTGTAGCATCAACCCACATCTTGAAGAAGTGATTCATACCATTTGGCGTAGACACGATAATGATCTTTGTCGTGGTACCAGACGAAATCGTAGGATACGTCGACGCGAAAAACTGATCAGCAAGGTTACGCTGCACGAACGCGAACTCGTCGAGGAAGATCAGGTTATACGATCCACCGCGGATGGCGCTCGACGAAGTAGCAGCAGCTACAACCTTGGAGCCGTTCTCTAGTTCGATGTTACCCTTGTTCCATGTAACAACACCTTGCTGAAGGAACTTAGGTAGATATTCGTATGCGAGCTGCAACTTAGCGAGCAGGTCTCGCGCGAGCGCGCCCTTGTTCGCGAGGATTGCTACGTTCTGCTGATCTGTGAATAGAATGAGCCAAAGGATGTATGCAACCGACGTTGTAGACTTACCAACCTGACGAGGGAGCTTGCAGATAGAAAAGCGATTGTTGGCGAACGTATGAAGCATCTTCGCCTGGAAGTCCCACATACGAAACGGGATCAAGCCTTGATCGACGTTAACGATTCTGATATAAGTTCTGGCGAAATACTCTACGTCCTTAGCACACTTAATGTATTCATCAACTTCTTCTTTAGTATAATGATGAATGACACCAGCAGCTTTAAGATTAGGATTACCAAGATACGTTTTAACGCCCATCACTTCCTACCATTGATTAGCTGCTGAAGCTCAGCTGCGTTACCCACAAAGATAGCGTTCTGTGCTTGTACCGACTGAGGAGCTTTCTCGTCTTCTACTTTCTTAAGATCTTTCAATTTCTTTTGGATGTCAAGTAGATCTTTGTTAGCGTCAACCAGCGTCTTGATAAGACCTCCGACGACTTCAAATGCTCTTGGGTGCTCTGAGCTTTTTGCGACGAGCAATGCTTCTTCCAGGGCATCATTACCTTTGTGAATGATCTGATGCAAGTTATTGCGCGCTGTAGCAAAGTCATCATCAATGTTAGCATTCTCATTAACCTCTATAGGCGCTACAGGTTGAACCATAGGCGGTGAATCTGGTAAGTTTAAGGCTTGCTCTACACTAATTTCGAAGTTGGTCTTATCACTCATTGATCTTGTCCTGTTACAGGATTATACTTTCTGCCGTCTGTATAGAAGAACGTATTAGAGCAGAATCCATAATCATCGTCAGCGTCAATCTGTGTATATGGAACAGAAGCTGCGCTATTGGTTGTTGGGCTGCCGTTTGCGAGCAATCCTGGCTGTATAACGATACGCGAACTACGCCCAGTTTGAGCAACGTCTTCCAGCGTGATCTTGTTACCCACGTTTGAAGTAACAATACCAAAGTCGATTTGTGAACGCTTGATAATACCCTGGCGGCGAACTGGACCGTAGAAGTATGCTTTCACAGTAAAGTCGAATGTATAGATTAAAGCGCGGCGAGTTTCGAAGTCGCCTTCGTATGCGTCTTCGATAGACACTGTATTGAGAATCGTAGGAATATCCTGAGTAATGCTCGTTTGCGGAATGATGCGCAAGCTGTTAGTCCACTCAGGACCAAAGTAAGGTACGATCTGCTCAAGGATCTGCGCACCGTCATCTGCGTTACGAACATACGCATACAGATTGAACTGTAGATCATATGGGACTGGCGCATAGTTGAAGTCTAGCTTATCCTCGTCAGTTGTAACCTTTACGTTACGATTGTGTGCGTTCAAGCGACGCGTACCGTCATAGTTGAGCGTTGTCATCTCAAAGCTCATGATAGGCAACTGGATGGCTACCTGCTGATCTAGCGCAGGATCTTGTGTGATACGAACAAGAAACTTTTCTTTTGGTGCATACGAAAGCGGAACAGCGATCGCACCTACGTTAGTACCTGCTGCATCGTAGCGACGAACGACGAGATCGTTGAACATGTTGCCAAACATGATAACGTATCTGCGAATCGACTGATGGTAAAACTGTGATCCAAACATTAGTAGCGATCCACTTCAGAGAATGGATTTCTTTCACTGAAGTCGATATACTCGAACGACTTCTGGAAGTAAATCTCGTTGTTGGCTGTTTTGGTTTGCTCTTCGACTCTGTATTCTTGAAGAACGTATTCGCCGTCCTCGTTCTGTAGGATATCGCCGTCCTCGTAGAGGAACTGATACTGCAGAATATCCTGACTGTAACGAGTTTCGATAGCGTCGATTTCTGTGTTGCCTGTAGCAAGATCGATGCCTGTGATACGATCTACAAGCTCGCAACGCAGCTCATATGTGTAGAGCTTACCGTGCTGATAGAACACTTGCTCGTGCTCGACGAATTTTACTTCATACAACTTCTTGTTCAGCGGAAAGTAAATGAAGTCACCTTCGAACGGACGCGGTGAAGTCGTTTGATACTGCTCAGTTCCGCCAGTCTCGAGTCGAAGCGCGACTGAGTTAGCCCAACGCCCAGTGTTCGCTTCTTCGAGCTGAATGTTATAGCCTACTTCCGTGAGAACCTTTTCGTTAGATACTTGTTCCCAACGTTTGCGAGCCATAACAAGAGTCATAGAGTCGCGAATCTCAAGATTGAACTTAGAAAGGAAATCACCTTCGCCTTCGAAGTTCTGTGTGTTCTTAACATACATCTCGATGTCAATCGCGTCGTCGAACTTAGAAAGAGGATCTTCACCGAGCAGAGCGTCAGGACCAATGATGGTGCGAGGCAAATACTTCACGTCAAGACCATGAATCTTGATTGACTCAATGATCAAGTCTTCAGCCGTATCTTGTTCACGACCAAACGTAAAATAGTTGAAGTATTTGTTCGTGGCCATTTTTATCCGATCATATCAGTGACAGGCAGCGAGTAGTTATTAATGACTTCTTGATCTAGCTTTTCGACTTCTTCGCGCGCCTCATCCCAGATCTTTTGACCATTGAACGTCACACCGCCAGGAAGATTCATACCTTCGAACTTCTTAAGGTTCTCACCCCACTGACGCTTAACCAACGCAGTCGCATACTGCTTGAGCCATGGGTCGTTCCATACGTCAGGAAACTCTTCTGCATTGACAGTCTTATAACCGTCGATGATAATGAAACTGCCTACAAGAACGTCGTCTTTCCATGCCATATCAACATATAAGCGATCTTGATGGCGATTGAAGCGAATTGGTTTCTTACCGACGAACACTTCTTCAAGGAACTCGATGTGACGCATCGCCACAACATACGGCGTAACTGACACGCTAGAAATGTTGAATAGTTCGTTGAGATGGAGCTGATAGCGGATATTGAACAGATTCATCGCGCCATACGAGTCGTTCACGTCGAAGATGCGCGTGACACCGATCATGTCTTCTGGGAGTGTTATATACTTATTATCGCGATCCGCTTCCGTTACTTGATACGGAAGATAGACGTGCTGCATACCGTCATAGTGATAGTCGCGGAACTTGAGCAGAGCGTCGTCGATACGATCTTCAACCTGCTCGTCATCTACGTTGATGTCGATGACGGGAGCGCCAAGGCGACGTAGGATATAGTCCTTAAATTCTTGTCTAGATGCTGTAGCCATCAGGGAGCTCCATGTTTCTGCTCCCCTATTTATATCTTATAGCCAAAAACGTTTTCGAAACTTTGATTACGAACGTTATCTAGAGTTTTAGTCATAGAAACGAATAGAGAATAGTTGCAATCGCGTCTATCTAGAAGCTGTTTCCTCAAAGCCAAAAGCTCGTCGACGTATATCGAAAACAATCTATTTGTTAGTTTCTTTACGGCGTCA